TCCCCCAACCCCTCCCGCTCGCGGGAGGGGTTGGGGGAGGGCCTGTTCCACCACCGCCCCCCTCACCGCAGCAACCCCGGCAACCCCAGCTTCACCGCCAGCCCGACGACCAGCAACGCCAGCATTCCGCGCACCGCCCAGTCGACCGCCGCCTTCCACGCGCTCGTCTTGGCATCGCGCCACGCGCCGAGCAGCTGGCGCAGATCGCTCATGTCGCCGCGCGCCGCCTCGTCCGAGAGCCCCAGCCGCGCCAGCGCCCGCCGCGCCCCCAGCTCGCTCGCCTCCTCGATCAGCGCGCGCAGCACTGCGGCATCCGAAGACGCACCCGTCCCCGCCAGCGCGACCAGCCGCGCCAGCGCTTCTTCCTCATCCATGTCGATCACTCCCGTCGCCCCCGCGAAGGCGGGGCCGCTATCGGCGTAGCGCCAGGTCGCCAGCGGCCCCCGCCTTCGCGGGGGCGACGCTTCAAACCCCCAGCAACGCCCGTTTCTCCTCACCCGTCAGCCAGTCCGCCGCCGACACCTCGTGCCACAGCATCATCCGTTCCTCGGTCAGCGCCGGCACCTTGTTCAGGTCGACCCGCAGCGCGGCATCGGGAAACCACCCGCGCAGCCCCTGCGCGATGCCGCCCAAGATCTTCCCCGCCAGCGGCAGCACCGTCAGCCGCCACAAAGCCCGGTTCGCCTCCTTGTAATTCGCGTAAGTGGCATCGCCCGGCAGCCCGAGCAGCATCGGCGGCACCCCGAACGCCATCGCGATTTCGCGCGCCGCGCTATGTTTCAGCTCCAGGAAATCCATGTCGGCGGGCGACAGCGACAGCGCCTGCCACCTGAGCCCGCCCTCCAGCAGCAACGGCCGCCCCGCATTCGCCCCGCCCGCGAACCCCTCGGCCAGCTCCTCGCGCAACCGCTCGACCTGCTCGGCCGACAGCGGCACCCCCTTGTCGCCCGGATCGTGGACCAGCGCCCCCGACGGCCGCGCCGCATTCTCCAGCAGCGCGCGGTTCCACCCCGTCGCGGCATTATGCGCCGCGATCGCCGCCGCCGCCGCGCCGAGGCATCCCGCACCATAATGATCGTCGAGCGGATGCGGCGCCTTCAGATGCACGACCGCGGTCCGCCCCGCGCCATCCTCGGCCGCGAGCACCGCCGCGCTGCCCCCGGCCTTGTAGCGATAGGCGACCGGCCACCCCCGCGCATCCGCCTCGACCGTCACCCGCTCGGGGCGCAGCGCGAACAGCTCCGCCGGCGCCCCCGCCCCGTCGCCCAATCTCTGCACATAGCCATTGCCGTGCAGCAGCAACTGCGCCGCCAGCGTCTCGAGCAACCCCTGCCCGCCCGACGTCCCCGCCACCAGCGCCGCCAATGCCGGATCGCTCGCCTCCAGCGGCGCCCCGCCGACCGCCTCGGCGACCAGCTGCACGCTGCGCCGCACGATCGGATTCTCCATATAGCCGCTGCGCACCTGCGCCTCGAACGACAAGGGCGCGGGCGCGCTCCACGAGCCATACACCCGCGACAAAGCGGGCCGCGTCGCCGTCGACGCGGCCTTTCGGCCAAACCAGTTCATGATGTTCTCCTGACTCGTCGCCCCCGCGAAGGCGGGGGCCGCCAGCGGCCTGAAGCCGCCGTCTTTTTCCGTTCGTGTCGAGCGAAGTCGAGACACCCCGCAGGGGTCACGCCTCACTGATGGGCATCTCGACTTCGCTCGATGCGAACGGATTTGGGTAGCCGCCTAAACCCGCCGCACCCCCGGCCCCGCCGCGCCCATCCCGCGCAGCAACTCCGCCAGCGCCCACACGCACGCATCCGCCCGATCGGGCGACCGCCCCGGCCCCGCATAGCCGCCGCCGACCTGGAACCCGCACAGCTGGTCCTCCAGCTCGGCGAACACCCCCGCATGCACCACCTGCCCGCGCTCATAGGCGAGCGCGACCGGCTCGGCCCGCCGCGCCTTGCCGACGCTCGCGTGCACCGCCACCACCGGCAGCGAACAATCGGCCTGCCGCAGCGTGCCCGTCACCATCTCGCCGCCCATATTGCTCTCGGCCACCACCCGGTCGGCGCCCCGGCGCGCCGCCGCCGCCGCGACCGCCTGCGCCCACACGCCAGGCGACGCCTTTTCGACGCTCGCATCCTCCAGCACCGCCAGCCGCCCGTCGCGCAGCAGCGCCGCGACGACGATCCCGCACGCATCGCCTTCGCTGGTTGCCGGCGGATCGACCCCGATCACCACCCGCACCGGCTTGCCGACCGCATCCGCATCGACCCGGCACGCCTCGACCAGCGCGCGGCTCCACAGCGCGCCCTCGACATCCTCGAGCATCTCGCCGTCCAGCTCCTGCCGCCCCAGCCGCGTCCCGCCATAACTCGCCAGCATCGCCTCGACGAAGCTTTCGGGCAGATGCGGATTCTCGCCCGTCCGCCCATAGGTCGGCACCATGCCCGGCGCCGCCAGCACGCGCCGCATCGCCGCATTGGTCCGCGGCGTCGTCGTCACCAGCACGCGCGGGTGCTCGCCCAGCCGCATGCCCAGCATCAGATTGTCCCACGCCGCCGTCCCGCGCCGCCATTTCGCCAGCTCGTCGCACCACGCCGCATGATGTTCGGGCCCGCGCAATTCCTCGCCGGCCTCGGCCGAATAGAGCATCGCCACCGCGCCGCTGTCGAACAGCAGCTCGCGCCGCCCCGCGACCCAGCGCGGCGCCTCGTGCTTCCGCGCCACGGTCAGCAGCCCGCTCGGCCCGTCGATCATCACCCGCTGCCCGTCGGCGATCGTCGCCGCGACCAGCGCGATCCGCGCCCCCGGCCGATCGCGCGCCACCTCGCTCACCCACTCGGCGCCCGCGCGCGTCTTGCCGAACCCGCGCCCCGCCTGGATCAGCCAGATGCGCCAGTCCCCCGGCGGGGTGCGCTGCCCGTCATTCTGGAACCCGTACCAGCGCCAGACCAGCTCGGCCTTCTGCCCCTCGGTCAGCCCGCGCAGCACATCGCGCAATTCCCTCGGTGTCAGGCTGCGCAGCCACGCGATCAGGTCGTCCGACCGCCACTGCCGCGTGACCGCGTCGGTCGCGTCGGGGTCGGCATCGGTCAACCACATAGCGGCTCCGGCCCCTCCGGCGCCGCGCCACCCTTCGGCGGCGGCGGGGGAGGCGAAGGCGGCGGCAACGCCCCGCGCGCCGCGCGCTGGCGCAGCACCATGCCGATCCGCTTGATCAGCGCCGCGTCGGTCTCCTCCTGCGTCGCCACATGCCGCTCGGGCTGTCGGCGTTTCGACGCATGCCCCTGCTGCACGCTGCGGCGATGCAGGTTGAGCAGGTTCATCGCCTGCTCCACCGTCATTTTCTCGACCGGTTCCGCGCCCTCATCAAGATCGATCCCCTCGACCACCTGCAGCGCGCGGCGGACCAGCGCCATTTCGAGCCGCTCATACCCGATCTCCAGCGCCGCCTGCCACTGCCGCGCAAATTCGGGATCGCGCGCGCGGAGCAGATAGGCGCTGCGCGTCGCGACCCCCGCCGCCTTGTTCGCGCGGCTGACGTTACAGCTCTGCGCCAGCTCGGCCAGGAACGCCGCGCGCTTCGCCGCCGTCCACCCGTTCTTCCGCACCGCCCGGCGCTGCAACTGCCCCTTCTGGTTCGGAATGATCTCCTCGTCCATATCGCCCGTCTCCCAACGCAAAGGGCCGGAAAGCCCCTCCCATCGGAAGAGGCCCCGGCCCGACTCGCAATTCTGCATGATGAGAGATATGTGCCATATCAGCGTTACGATGTCAAGATAAATAACCTATATGGTTTTTCGAGGACGGTATGCGCTGGATGTTTTTAAGAAATGAATTTTGCATGCGGCATGTCGACGACGAATTGCGCCGCATCGGAGCGCGCGTCGCGGTCTTTCCCTATCCGTTCGAATACGCGGGGCTTTACGCGGCCCAGCAAGCGTTATGCTGGGCCGCGAAGCCAGAGGCATTCAAACCCCTTACAACCTCGTTACGGACAGTGGGGCAGGTGCAAGAGATTGTTGTACGGATATGAGTCCGCCCGCGTCTTCAGATAACGGCGTTTCGATACCGGATGCTCAGCAACCACTATGAGCGCTACATCATCGTTGACCATGGTGTAGAAAATATCATCACCAGCGTCGATCAGGCGGATAATGGTGTCGATCCCGTACCACCATACGTGGGGCGCAGAGCCTCCCAGCCCCTGTATCCTGCGATCAGCATCCAAATTGTCGGGACTGTGACATTCTGCTCTGTAGGTCGTCATGCGATTGGTTCCTTGACCGTTTATCGCAATCGCCTTGACGCTTCGCCTAAAGGGAATAGTTTACCCCCGCTATCAGAGCTAGTCCGCTGGCGATTGCAAGATCGTAGCGGATGATCAGGCCGGGACCTCCAAAGTCCCGGCCTTTTCTTTGTCATGTGTGCTCTATCTGTTCCCGTCTTGGCAGAGTCGAGTGCAGAGTGCTAATCCCAAGAAGAAAGTTAACGCTGTGTTGCCAAAAAACATCGCTGAGACATGTACATATCTTTATATGCAGAATTTCACTGAGAGCGAGGATTCCTAGACGCAAGACCCCATATCGTGCGGTCATCATCAGCAGTTCGGCAATCAAGCTCAATGAGAAGTTCAGCCGTGGTCATTTCCGACGCTCCGATTGAAGCCGACAGCGTTTTCATGCTTCGAAATTTGTACGGTTCTTGGGTCAGTAACTCTAGCAACATTGCCCGCCGCTTATCCGCCAACGATGTCTCGCGGCTCGTTTTCAGGTGATGGCCAAGCCAAGTGGTCGCGAGGGTGCCCATAACCCCCACCGCCGCGCCCAATACACCAGCCGTTCCAGCATCCATCTTATCAAGACTCCGCGGCCGGTAGTTTCTCCACCGGCTTGTGCTTCACGACCTTGCCTAGCAGGTCGTAGAAGCGCTTCGCGGCGTCATCGGTCGCCAGTTCCCGCGCCGCGTCGATGAACTTTTTACTTTGACTCATGGGGGGCAACAGTGCTGCTTTCTCTTTCATGTCGAAAAATCCTCCTGAATATCACTACGTAGCATATATCGACGAAGCGGGCGATGACGGCCTTCGGGCTGTGAAGCCCTTATCTCGGCCTGGTTCCAGCGAGTGGCTTATCCTGTCCGCCGTGGTGATCAGGTCTGAAAACCAAAGCAAAGTGGCGGAGTGGACCGAGCAGATCAAAGCCGAGTTCCGCAACCACCAGCGCAGCGACATTCACTTCTCAGGGCTCAACCCCGCGAAGCGTAAACGGGCGTGCGAGATGATGGCCGACCTAGACGCCCGATATTTCGTGGTCGCTTCAAACAAGAAGAACATGCAAGGCTACACCAATCCTTTCGCCGGCAAGATTCCTTCACGCAATTGGTTCTACTGTTGGATGACCCGCCTTCTTTTGGAGCGCGTGACGAAATTTGCGCTCGACAAATCCATTGCCGAGCATGGCGAAGCCAAAAAGCTTCGTATTGAATACAGCGCACGGGGAGGCCTCAGTTACTCCCAGATGCACGCCTACTACGAGTGGATGAAGCTTAAGAAGCACAACCCCTTCCTTCCGTGGGGTCGCATAGCATGGGAAGTTATGGACCCCGCGTTGCTATACATCTATCCGCACTTGGAGCGCGAGGGGCTTCAACTGGCCGACGTCGTAGCCAGTGCGTTCTTCAAGGCTTGCGACAAGTACGACACGGGTGCTTGCGATCCTACCTTCGCCAAACTTCTGAAGCCCCGAATGGCCCGCGAACCGGATAAGAGGCGTGGCCAAATTTCAGGATTTGGAGTGAAGCTAATGCCGAGCATGAGAAAGGCGAAGTTGGACCCGGATCAAGCCGCTATTTTCAGGCATTACGGCTACCCGTCTCAGTGGTGGTGTCCAGAAGCGTTCAACGACTGACCATTGAGCCCAACTATCTTCGTATCAAGCGTGTCAGTGATTGCCGCTGGAATGAAACCGACGACCCGCTATCTGGCACACCACCATATTCAAATTATACCGAACGGGTAATAAGATCAAGATTCTTGATTAGATTCCATAAACTTAAAGCTAAGCTGTTGGGGTTGAGTCGTTTTCTCGACCCTACACAATCGTTTCGCCGTCAATCCGCCGATAGGTGGGGCGCTTCCCGACGATCCCGTTCACCGCTTGCCGCGCACGGCCACGGTCATCGATGCCGTTCGCCTGACGGGTATTATAGCGAAACTCAAACTAGACCAAGCTGGTTGGATCGTGCGGCTGCTGTAATCGAGGTACTGGCGAGAGCCGTGGAGCGTCGTGCTACACTCGGCGAACTCGCGGCCAATTTTCTCGAACTTCTTGACTTCGTCCGTCATCAAACCGGCTTCGCGGGCGATGTTGCTGAGAACGATGGGGTGTACTTCTTCGGCGCGGAATTTGTCGAACGCGAACGAGAGCATGGTGCCGCTCTCCGCTTCAAAACGGCGCTTCGGCAAGCCCATCGCGAACGGGATTGAACGACATTCTTTCTCCTCGTGTCTTCGTGTCTTCGTGCGAAAAGATCTTCGTGTTTCCGCGGCTTCGCGTGAACCGCTTCTCCCTTCAACCGCTGCACGACCACCCCCACCA